GACACGATACTGGGATAACTTATGGTCAGGCATGGGCAAGGCTACTGGTTGACCGTGATTATGTGCTACCTGCTGGGGATTCTCCAAAGAGACCCTACCAGATCTTGCGCTATTCAGTCGGTCAACCTATGGGTGCGTATTCGTCCTGAGCTATGCTTAATTTCTGTCACCATATGCTTCTTCAATATCTGAATTTTCAGGTATATGGAGAAGTTAAGTGACGAGATAATTATGAGGTATTAGGGGATGATATTGTTATCTTCGACAAAGAGGTCGCTGCCCGGTATATAAAATTACTGGAAGGCGATCTTGATGTGAAGTGTAACGTATCTAAATCCCTAATAGCCCCTGAGCGACCGGTGATTGAGTTTGCGAAGCGGACTGCCATCGGAGAAGCGGAAGTTTCCGCGTTCTCCTGACGTCAAATCCGGTCTTTCGACTCACTGATGGGGAGAGCATGTGTCGCAGCGGACGTTGTGTCCCGCCGTGGCATAAAGCACCCTCTCAGAGCCTTTAGGGCTATCACGGGTCCGCAGTGGGGTCCTGTTCCCTCAATCGCCTATTCCTTAATCTCTTTTGCAGGGATTTTAGTGAATAGAGGATTGGTCCCTTTCCAGACGTTGGCGGAATTCTTGGTTGACCCTAAGAATCCACTTCGAATGGTTGGGGGGCGGATCATAGCTAATGTTCGGATAGGGTTTCTCGAAAATTGAGTGTCTCAGTATTGAGGTGGAAAACCTCTCTCTAGACCCAAAATTAATCGGGTTGCCCTTGGCCGGTTACTAGCGTTGAATCAGGCCGCTGCGCGTGGATACATCGAAGATTACATCGTCGATCGTTATCGTGCTATTGAGTTAGTACTCAAGAACCACGTTGACGAGATGAGTGCAATCGTAGAAGTAGGAAATGTGCACGGTATGATTCCCAAGGAGTATCTCCACGATCTATTCTTTCCAGGGACCCGTTATCGGGACTCTGTTAAGCTGGTGGACCTCGACTCTTTAGAGTTCGAGGACCTAGTAGCTCGTGCTGATAAGCTGGACCAATTAATAAGAGAGTTGACCTTCTATAAGATACCGGTTAAACGGCGTCTTATGTTGGATGACTCCTTAAAGTTGGTTCGGCTTATCGAGAAATCCAAGAGAAAAGGGTCTCTAGCTTTTGATCTTCGATCTCCACCACCGGGATCCCACTTTGGAGTGGATTTGTCCCGGCTCGGAGAGACAGGGTCTTTTAATAGATACCCAATATCTTTTCGATAAGATCCAGCCTTCGAGACCACGGTAGTACCGTTCGCTCAGTAAGGTGCGGTTGAGGTGGCC